AAATAGATTACCTGTATAAACTACTCCATCAGGGTTTGTTATTTCTAATGTAGCAGTAGTCATAGCACTTACTGAAGGGTTAGGAGTACCCCATCCACCAGTATTAGTACTACCATAAAATCCAGTAATTTCTGTAAATCTTATTTGTTTACATGCATTAATAACACATAAATCAAAATTAAGTGATAAAGCCATTTGTTTATTTTTTAAAAATAGTAAAGCCCCAGTGATTAGGAAGGAAGTTTATCACCAGGGCTTTACAGAAACAAAAGTAAAGGAATATGTTATATATCTATTTTACCCTTCCATATATTTAATTATTAAATTGAGATATTAGCTAATGCTGCAGGGGTTGTAGCCATCCAAGCATTTAAAATATCCATAACATCTTGTCCAGCTGCTGAAACACCATTATAAGCATCTCCTGAATCTAAAGCTGGTACAGCAATTACTACTGATTTATTAGCTACAGCAATATTTCCAGTTGGACCATTGATAGCATCATTAAATTCAATTGTAACTAAATCGTATTTTACTCTTAAAATTACAGCACCTGTTCCATTAGTTGTTGTAGCAACGCTTGTTAAAACAGCTACAGTTGTACTAACAAAATATTTAATTTCATAAGCAACACCATCTAAAGTTACTTTATCACCAGCTTTTAATTTACCAGCAATAGTAGCATTTGAAAATGTTACTACATCTTCACCTGTTGTAATTGCAACTGTTTCAGAAACTGCAGTAGAACTAATTAAAGTACTTGATGCAGAATAGTCTAAAACTGGAATTGGCCAAGTTGTACGGTTAATAACACCTTCATATTGGAAATCAAAGTTTTCCATAGTGTAAACTTGATTATAAGTACCATTACCTGGATCAAATGCTTGAATTTTTGTACAAGTTGTAGTTGTACCAAAACCTGAATTATCATTAACAGCTACTTGGAAGTAAACTTGATTTAATGTATAAGTTGTATTTAAGAATTGGTTAACATCTTTAGCTGTAATTTCAACACCATAATGTGTAGCAGATGTTAAACCATATGCCCCAGTACCATTACCAACAGTTACAGCTATAACATCTTTGTTATATGTAGAGTTGTTAATAGATGATGTAATTTGTGTTGCAATACTTAATTCTGTTGCAGAAGCTGCTGATGTGAAATTAACACGGAAAGTTTGTTGTCTTTCAGAATATAAATGTTTATTGTTTTTTAATACAATAGAAAATTGATAATCTGTAGCATTGTTAACTTCAATTTCACCTGTAGCTAATTTACGGTCATAACCAATAGCCCATACTTCACGTTTAGCCGCTTCATATGATTTACCTTCATAACGTAATACTGATGTTCCATCAATTTTCATTGAACGTTTAACATAGAATGTTCCGTCTGTATCAGTTTTACCTTGAACAACATAAATAGAAGGTTGTGTTGTAATTGTGTCATTTCCAGCTGGGTCTAAAGCTTTCATATCACGACCAAATATACCGATTTGTCCATCAGTAACTGCTGTGATTTCTGCGTTATTAGCTGGTAATGCTGCACCATTACTAATAAAAATATTTTGTACTCTGTGTAAATTGTTACTCATTGTTTTTTAATTTAATGTTTTACTTTAATTTATTTAATTTATCTAATTTATTATAATACTACGAAGTGAATTTTAACTATATCATTTAATGGTGTAGCTGCTGGAGCACCATTACCAACTTTAATTTTAAAAGAACCAGCTCCTGGTGTACCCTCTGTTAATACAATTGGGTTACCTGTTTTACCAGAAGCATATTCTGGAGTTAATATAATAACTGAACTAGCTGTTACATAACTGTTATTTACGGTAAATGGACCACTTGTTGCACCACCCGCTGTAGTTAAAGCTACAGTTGTAATTACACCTGCTGAAGCATTAATTGTTACAGCTGTTGTAATATTAGTTAATTGTGTTACAGCACCTTTAGTAATTGTTACTTTATCTGAAGTACTCAATGTACTAGTTAAAGAATCTACTGTTAAAGCATCAAATGCATAAGTTCCATCTGTAATACCATTTAGAACATCTATAATTTCTTTAATTTTAGCTTGTTGTGTTTTAGGAAAGCTATTTACATCTGCTCCTAGAGATGGTTTTACTGGATATTGAATTGAACTCATTATTCTTTAGTATTATCAATTAATTGTGTAAATGTATTATTTCTTTTAGCTTCTATATCTTCTAATGCTATTTTAATAGCCTCATCTACAATTTCTTGATGAGTATGTTCACTAGTTTCAAAAGTTACTCCTGTTGTTAAACTAACTGTTACTGGTTGTTTTATATACCTTAATCTATATTCAACTATTGATGTACCGCTTTGAAAAATAATTTCAACTTTACCATTATCCATTAGTCTAAGAACTTTACTAGTATCAGGTTTTTTAAATTCATCTTTAATAACCTTATCAAACTCTACATGCTGTATGGGTCTTACTTCAACAAATTCTTGTAAGGAAGTTCCTCCACATGTATAACCTAATTTTACTCTTTCCTGAACCGTAAACCAATGGTCTATTGGTAAATCTATAAACCTTGAATTAATATCTATGTTATCACTAGAATAGGTCTGTGGACTCAATACAGCCGTTTTAACAACGTTTTTTAAATCCTCTGTCCTTTTCTGTGTTTCTTCAAAAGATTCTCTCTTAGGGTTTGTATAGCCGTATCTTTGTTTAACCCACCTTTTATATCCTTGATTTAAAAGAAGATCAATTTCTTCAGGTAACATATTAGGATAATTCAGAGAGTCTATTTTATCTAATCCAAATTTAAATGATAAATGAGCCTCTGCAATCGTCATAATTATTTATCCTTTTTAAGTTTCTTTAATTTAGTATTTAATGCTAATACAATAGATTGATTTTTTAAATCTTCAAAATATGCTACACATTCATCAGTACTACCAGCAATTGTATCTTCACCATTCATATAGTAGTGACCTTTTTTACTGATAACTCTATAATCAAGCATTTCTTCAATTAACATCTTAGTTTTTAACCTTTTATCATTTAAGGTATCAATAAACAGTTTCGGATCTTTTTTAGACTCTTTATGTAATTCTGATTTTACTACAGATTCACTTAAATTATCAACTCCTGTTTTACCAAATAATCTTAAAGCTTGTCGTTTTTCTTCAGGATTTAATTTAATGATGAGTTCCATACACTCCATTTCATAATCAAATATCTCTGATTCTTTACGTGCTTTAGCTTCTTCATCTACAATATAGAACTCATATTTAGGATTAGATTTCTCTAATTCCGAATTAGCTACTTTAGATGATGCTAACATCACTTTATACTTTAATTGGTCAAGAGGTCCATTCAATACAACTGTTGTTGTTTTGGTATTAAAAGCTTTAATGCAATAATCAACATTAAATACTTCTGTCCACCAAGAACTATGTCTTGCTAATTCCCCAGGTTTAAGATTTAATTTACCTTCATAATAAGTTTCCTCTTCAGGAGTTAATCCAGTATTATACCCATCTTTACTAATCTCAGCTCCAAAACCTGTTGTAGATTTTGAATAACTAGTGATACCAAAATATCCTGGTCTTGGTATTCTTTTTAACATTACTTCCTTTGGTCCTTTAAACATTTTCCTTACTTTAAATTTAATTTTCCTTTTGTTTTAATATAAGGGGGCTTTTTACACCCCCTATTATTTTAATATTTATTAAGCAATACTTGCTACATCTAAAATTAATTGTCCTGCATCAGTAGGATCTTTTAACATGATACCACATTCTGATAAACAGTGGAATTCATATCCATCAACTGCTGAACTAGATGTACCATTTTTCTTCATACCGTATGGAGAAGCTAAACCTTCAATATAAGTTGAAGCCATTTCACGTCCTTTATGGTAAACTTTTTGTACATTAGATTCACCATTAGAGTTCATCTTGAAGTTTAAGAAAGTAGCTTTATAAGATTCTACTGGCTTATTAGTCCAAGGGTGTAATTGACGGTTACGTACTGTTGAGTTATATAAGGGACACTCTTTTAAAGTAATTCTATCTCCATTTAAACCTACATAAGTAATGAACTGTCCACCTAATGATAATTCTTGTCCTGAACCTGTAATGAATTTACTATCAACTAACGTAAAGTTAGATGCAGATTTTTTCATTGCTTGATCAAATAGATTCATGAATTGACGACCACAAAGTGCTACGTATTCACGAGGTCCATCTTCAGTACCGTTATATGATAAATCATCCATGAAATCACGAATAACTTGCTCAGTTAAAGTTGTATAGTAACGTTTGTTAGCTGGTGCAATTTGCTCTTCTAAACCTGCTCCAGAGTATACTGCATTACCAGATGCTCCTTTCATGTTAGTTGTACCATTAGGTCTAACATTGGATTTACCATAGATTAATGCTCTTTCAATTTCATCCATCCATTGAGCCCAGAATTCCCACTCAGCATATTTTACCCAAGTATTAGATACTTTCTTAGAAGCTGGATCCATTAATGAAATAATCATTACTTTCTCCTGAGCAGCTCCAGATACAGCATACATCTTACGGAATGTGCTCATGTAGTTTTCCATCATGAACGGCATTGCATAGTGAGTTTCACCTGATGTACGAGAATGATCATGTTCTACAATGTTGTAGTCTTTAGATAATTCTTTACCTGCTTCTAATAATGCTACTGGAACATATAAAGAAGGGTCAGTAGTAACTAATTGTAATTCATAGATATAATCTGCACCTGATTGATAAGGCTCAGACATTACACGGAATTGGTATTTAGTATCATCTGGTACTAATACATCTCCAATAGTAAACCATTTTTCAGGACATCCTACACGGAAAGTTGAAAAGTTAATACCAGGAGTTGAACCACCATCTCCAAATGTTGATTGTGCTACAGAAATAGGAACTGCTTTTTCAGAGTCACCCATTAAAGGCCAACGATAGATAATATCGTTTAATTCTTTTGTACGTCCAGTACCAGTTGTTAAGAAGCTTAAAGCATTCTTATACCCATTCATTTTGTTATACACACGAGTAACTACCTCAGAAGCTAATTCTGGTTTAGTTAAAAAGAATGTATGTAAATGACTAGCTTGTGTTAAGCCGTTGTGCCAGTTACCAGTTGTTATTTGTAAATCACTTAATTGCATGTTTTTATAATATAATTTTTAAGTTAATGTCTTATGCTCTAATAGAACCGAATAATGCAAATGGATCTTCTCCATCTTTATCTACATGTGTTCTACCACTTGATATTTTTTCTTTGCTACTTGGTTGATAATTCTTTAAAATCCCACTTACTTTACTTACAACTTTACTTTCAACTTGTTTCTCTAATTTAGATATATCAAATTTATTCATTGATTGTAGTGCAAATAATAATTGTGCATCTCTATCATTTTCAATAGCTAATTGATATGCTGTTTTACCAGTACTTTTATCAATCATTGTCATATGTTTCCATAGACTTTCTTTTAGTTTTGGAGTTAGTTTAAATCCTTTAAGATCTTCTTTCTTATCTAAATCAGATTTAAAATCATTCCAGTATTTACGATTTGCTTCTTTTTCAGCAGCATCTCTTTGTTTCTGTAATTCAATTAATTGAACTTTTTGTTCAGCTTCTTTTTTAATTAATTTGTCTTTAGCAACTTTAGCTCTTTTTTCTAATATACCTGTATCTTCATACGTAGTAATTAAATCTTCAATTTCTTCAGGACTTTCACCAGCTAATCTTAGAGATTCTCTAATTGCTGTTTTTTGAGCACTTTCAGATTCTAAACTAAAATCTTCCCAAGATTCATTTCCATAATACGTAGAGATAAAATCTCTAGGATTACCACCATTCTCAATAAATGCTAAAAAGTCTAAAGCTTCATCACCGAATCCAGCAATATGCTTTTTAATTTTATTATTTACTGTTTCATTAATGGCTTTTTCCAAACCTTCTTCTGAATCTTCAATTTCATCAGAATCAAATTCCAATATACCTTTTTGAGATAAATCTTTAATAGCATCTATATAACCGTTACTTTGATTTGTATTATCTTCAGAATCATCTTCTTCAGATTCATCATCATTATCAGTTTTAGCTGTATTAGCTTTATCCTTAGCTTTAGATTGTTGTTCTATAACTTTATTTAAAGCATCTTCACTTTCCTGTGAAAATTCAGGTTCATCTTGTTCTTCATTATCATCTAATGGTATATCATCCGTATTATCGTCTGTATCATCATTAGGTGGTTGAATGAACTGTCCTTTCAATATATCAAATGTATTGAACGGGTTTTCAATTTTCTCTTCCTTATTTTTACTCATTTTTCCCTTTTTATTTCCTTTGTTATACTATTAATATAACGGGTTTCGTTATATTTTGCAAATATTTTAAGAGTTATTTATATACTATATACACAGTAATATTTTACTATGTATATAGCTTAAAATTAAATCTCTCCCATTTCTTCATCTAATTCACGTAATAAAATACTATCTGTACCAAATGTATCTAATCTATCCATCCAGTTTTGCATTTTATCATGTTCCTCAACTTGCTCTTTAAGATATGCTAATGCTAATTCATATAACATAAAATCACCTTCTTTTAAAGCTTTAGCTGCTAATTCTTTACATTGTTTACTTATAATGATTTCGTGATTATAAGATTGTTTAACAATATCAGGTAACCCATCATATGAATTAGATGGTGCACTTAAAGCTGGTGTAATAGGTTGTACACCAAAAGACAATAAATAGTTTCTAGCAATATCAGCATGTTTTAATTCTTCATCAGAATACTTTTTCCATAGTTTAGCAGCTCCGAAATAACCTTTGTTATTTAACCACATACTCATAGATAAATATACTCTTGATGATAATTCTTCTTGCTGTATTCTAAAGTTTAATAACGTAATTCCTTCCTGTGAAAGAAGTAAATTACGTTTTGGTTGTGTTGTAGATTTAGGAATCATTATTATTTAGATTTATTTTGTTTAGCTCTAGCAGCACGAAGTTTCATCTTCTCTACTTCAAGCTTATTTTTCATTTCTTCTCTTTTTAATTTATTAGCATCATTAGCTATTTTCTCTTGAGATTTATTTTGAGTTTGAATAGCTTTTATCTTTAAAGTTTCTAAATGTTTCTTATTTTGTAACTCTTGTTCTTTAATAGATATTTCTTTATCAGCTTTTTCCTTATCCATCTTCAATTTAATATCTTCTCTAAAAGCATTTGATGCAGATTCTCTCTCAGCTAAAGATTGTGCAGCTAATTCAATTGGGTCTGGAATACCATCAGCATCTTGATCTAAATTCTCTTGTCTAGAATATACATTAATCTCAGCTACTTGAATCTTAGTTTGGTTATCAGTATCAACTTTGTATTGTTCCATTTCAAGTTTCTTCATCTCCATATCCATCAATTCTTGATGTTGAGCTTGTTGAGCTTGTAACTGTTGTTGTTGAGCTTGAGAATCTCTTTGATATTTAGCTTCTTCTGAACGTTGTAATGTTCTTACAATATCTCTAGGAGAATCATTAATGATTGTATCAATAATTGTAGATAAGTCTGCTTTATCAGATTGTATAGCTAATCTAGCTAATTCTTTTAATTCATTCTTAACCATGTTATCAACACTACTGTTAGATACAAATACATTTAATTCGCTATTCTCTAATGCAAATTCATCTAACTGTAACATTTCAATACTCATATCATCTAGTACATATTGAGTAACTAAACCTTCTCTATAAGCTACTTTACCAGCTTCAATTAATGATGTATAGAATCTACGTTTAACTTCATTATGAGAATCAAATAGATATTCAGTAATTAATGCAGATTGTTCTACAGAACGTTGTACATTACCTACAAGTTCATTACTTGATATAGCACCTAAACGTTGTGGTGATACACCACTAATAAAAGCTATCTGACCTTTAATATAATCTAATGTTTGTATATATTGTTGTATAACATTAGCAAGACTCATATCAATTGATTGGAATTGATTAAAGTTTGATAACTTACCAGTAGCTACACCTTTTTTACCTTCTTCAAAACTATTAACAAATGCTATCTTCATAGCTCTTAAATAGTACATCCATCTTTCAAGATCCATACCTTCACTTCTAGGTACTTGAGCTAAATCCATTAACATGATTTTACCCATATCACTAGCAAATGCTAATTCTAATCTATAAGATATAATGTTGTATAAATATTGATAAGGTTTTAATCTATCTATAAGTGATACACTAATACTATTAGTAGCATTATAAATTAAACCTGTATAACCTAATTTACATGGATAAGGATTATCTAATCTACGTCTTTGGTTAACTTTAGGTTTAACATCAATATACATATCTTTAGCAATCTTAATACCTTCCCATGCTTCACTAATCCATAATTCTTCTACTTTAGCATCAGGGAATAATTTTCTAAACTCTGATATCTTAATAGATTCATCTACAAGTTTTTTAACTTCTATACCTAACTCAGGGTCTGTATAAGTAAGTTCATACATCTTCTTCAAAGACTTCCATTCAATTCTAACTACACGTATTAAGTGTTGATTAAAACCTCCTGATGTAGATCCAAAACCTGTATTAATAGAACTTGCACCTGAATCAACTGTATTACCATGTTCTGATAATCTAAATACAGGATTATTATAACCTGCTTGATTGTATGCTGTAGTTGTACTTCTTACTAATGTTTCTAATTCTGCAACTTGTTTAGGTGTTAACTTATCACCGAACTCATCTATAATTGTATTAGGAGCTAACATTCTAACTTCTATTACAGCTAATGCATCATCTATAAAATCACTATCACCATCTAATACTACTGTTGTATTAACAGGATTACATCGTCTAGCAATTGGTTCTTTATTACTTACACCAACCCAGTAAATCTCTTCACCTGCTACTAATACATCTTTAAATCCTTTTTTAAATAACTCTTTAGTATTGATTTTCTTTTTTAAAGATTTAAGTATTTTATTAGCTTGTGATTCAACTAAATCTGAAGGATTATACTTTTCATATTTAAGTATTTGTTCAGGTGTTTGAGGAGGATTATTAGGATCAATAGTACTAGGATCAATTGCTCCCATCAACTCTTGTTGTAATAAAGCATTGATCTTTTCTTTAAGAGCTTGAGTTTTACGATTGATATCTTCAGGAGATTCTGATATAACTAAACAGTTATCAGGTCTTTTAGTTTCTTCACCTATTAATAAATTTAATGCAGGACTAATTACATCATAATGTTGTAATGTAGCTGGAAATTCATTCTCTGCTAATCCTAATGGATTACAAACATATTCTAAATCTGCTTTATTAAATCTACCATTATATAAATCATAATTTACTAACTTAGTAAAGTTAGAAGTTCTATTACCTGTAGCTGATGTATAAGATAATCTCTCATAATAATCTATGGTTTGTTGTTTCCATGTTTCATCCTTTTGGGATATTGGTAATCTTTGTTTAGGTAAACCCATTTTTAATATCTAATTTTATTATGAATATTCTTTTGAAAGTATTTCTTAGAGAAGAAAGGGTCCATCTCTAATAATGTTTGAGGTGTTGTAGATTCAATATGAATCTTATGCATCTCTTGTTTTTGTAAAATACATAGCATTAATGCTATTACCCTATCTGTATTTGTATCTCTATCATATGCTATTAACTCTTTCAATAATGGTATAGATCTTATAGTATGTAAATTCATTATGGGTTCCCCATTAATATCAGTACGTTCTTCATATAACCATTGTCTTAAGTATATCTCACATTGATCCTTAATACCTGTTGCACCACCAGAACCTCTATTCATATGTATACCATAACCACGATTTACTTTAGAGTCCTTAACAATGTCTTTAATAATTTGTGGTTGTTCTGCTAAATAATGTAAACTATTTTTTTGTTCAAAATAACCTTTAAGACCTTTTAATTGATTTTCATATAAACATTTTGCATTAAAGTAAATACAAAGTTTTCTACAGTTCTCATAAAAATCATCTGCTCTATTTGGTCTACCTGTATACT